AAAGGAGAGTAGAAAAATATTGAGCGTTCATCATCAGCTTCTAGTCGCCGTCGATAATTCGGCTTACAGAAACCAAGTAATGAACGCCCACAACTAGCACCAATTAATCCTCCAATTTAGAGCCAATAAAATAATCACCCCGTATACAAGAAACACAAGCACTATGGCCCTGTCGTTGTCGTTCTTTAGCATTCCTTACCATCTCCTTTCCACATTCACGTGCGCATTCACGATAAAACCGGCATTTTATCGTGCACACTGAACTCCGATAATTCCGTTTATAACAATCAACTTGCATAACTAACCACACATCCTCATTATATCCCTGAACCAGTTCTTTAACTTCATGCTCTCATAGTAAACAGCGCCACATTCGTATGCTTCCCTTAAATGTTTAAGCCATGGGAGTTGTTTAGCGGCCTTAAAGAGCATGACGTTTGGCTTATGGTCATCTGTAGTAACAGAATAGTAAGCACTACAAGTTGGGTCAACGTTAAGACTGATATAGTACCTCCATTGTACAGGGTCAACCCATACACCAATGTCCGTTCCTTTGTAGTGTAGGGTAAGCCTATACTGTGAGCGTTGGGTTTTTTTCTCGATAAAGTCCTCGTTATCCAAGAGCCATTCATTGTTGACAGCATAATCAAGGTATTCGCTATCAGCGTTTAACTGGTAAAACTCTGTGGCTAGTTTAGCCTGGCGCACCTTTTCGCAGACCACATTCTGCACAAGGATATTCTTGTTATTTCCAAACCTCTGTATGTCGCCGTTGTACGGTTTATCCAGATGGTAGTAATCGAAGTACGGATTAGTGACGGATACAGCATTAGACAAGAACAGCACGATCACTCGTGGGTGGTCAGTACCAGGACGGGCTATTGACTCGTACAGATCATTGAAGATACGCACTTCGTCAGTAAGATAACCACCGTTGCCCTTTTTAGCTGTGATGAACTCATCGAAGATGATGACCCTAACATTAGGGAACGAGTCACCTTTAAGAGCCTGGTCTGCACACGACAGCTGCACAGCATATCCCATAACCTCGCCATCGCAGTAGAGAGTATTGCTTTCCGCCGACAGTGTGTGTTCTGGGAACTCGCGCTGAACTGCTTGAAAGATTCGCCCGTGTTTCTGCTTAGTGATCTTCCTCAACTCCTCTTCTCGGCGGCGTACATAGACGAACTCCCACGCAATACCCTTGCTCTTCCATTTAAGGTACTGCTCTATGCAGTATTTCAGTGACCCGTAGGTCTTGCCCGTACCTCGCGGCCCGATAAAGAAGTTGTAAAGGCAGTTGTACGACAGAGGACGCATAATGTCCCAGTAGTCCTCTGATCTTACCATGTTTCCTCCTTTCATACAGAGCGCCCGTGGTGGAGCGAATGCAACACCACGGGCAAATGCGAGCCGCCACACAACGCCAAGTTCACAATCAGTCACGACCAAGGGCTTCCGCAGAATCTTCCATCTGTGACTCGGCTAGCCGCGAGAACAGTCAAGCATTGTGCGCTGCGCTCGCGGCTATCTTACTACTGCTTGGGTGTTATGGCAACCCTGTATTTGTCATCTTCCACAGTGATCGTGGTAAGAGGTAGGGTGGTGTCCGCTTCTCCCCGATCACCTCGCGCGTAGGCCCGCCACTGGTCTGGACTACCATAAAAGAGGTCACCATCGACAACTCCTGAATATCCCTTCAACCTGATGGACTCGGAGAACTGCCAGCAGCAGAGCAGCCCGTCCACCTTGTTAGTCCACTTGGAGAGGTCTGCGTTCAAGCTTGTGACCTTGACAGGATATCTCGCCACCCATCGGTCGCACTCCTTGTTCACTGTTCCCTGGTCGAATCGCCAGGCGTTGGCGTACACCCAGCACCATACGCGCGTCTTGTCGTAGACCCGTTGCAGGAACCTGTTCACCCATTCCACGCTTTGATCTTCCTCCCAGTCCAGAACGGGGATGCCCTCGCCGAAGTAGTTCCAGCACGAGGAGACGAAGAAGTCCGCCTCCGAAACCGCGTCGTTGTTCCGCGCATAGTGGTAGAACCCCCAGGGGAGTCCGGCCCTCCGGCACAGCTGCACCACTCGGTCGCACTCGGGGTTCACATAGGTTCGCCCTTCCGTGGCCTTGGTGATGCAGAACTCCACCTGGGGGAGCTTCGTCGGGTCGATCTTGCCCTGGTGGGAGGACACGTCGATTCCTCGCATGGTTGCCATGAGTGCTCCTAACGGACACCGTAGATAGGCCAAAAAGCGGGCCCGATGTTGAAATAGGTACGGGTGGTAGAATCACGCGCACTGTGTGTCATTAGGATAACACCATCAGGTTGGTAGGTGACATACCCAACGGCTTCACCACCAGAGCTGAGGACAGTTGTTTGATTGTATGCTGGGCGGATATTATTCGGAAGAGTTCCGATATTCACATCTCCACCTGCATCGCTCACATTTGTAATTTTATATCCAGGCAGGAACACGAAGCCGTTTTTCAAATAGTACGTTTTCTTATCCCATTTGCCAAAGTCGCTTGTAAACGAGTTGATGTATCCAGCAGTATTAGCACTACCGAGGATAGAACTAATCATTTTAGCGGCCCATACAGCATAACCTTTATTGTTAGGATGCACATTGTCGCTGGTGTAGAACTCATATCGGCCAAGCAGCCACGTATAGCTGTCCTCGTCCATTTTTACTCGTGGAATAGCAGCCTTGTTGATCTGGTCGCAAATCTCTACAGTAGTATCATAGGCAGTATATGTGAATAGCGCTTTATCCCAGATCATCGGGATAACATAGATGACAGCATTAGGGAACAAGTCGCTGGCCTTTTTAGCGCAGAGGGTCGCGGCAGCGCCGATTTGCTTCGAGGCAGTCCCATGGGATACGTCGGTTGAAGTACCAGGAAGTACAACCATCGCCGTGTTCTCGCGCTGTTCCTGAGTCATAGCGTCGTAGGCATTCTGCACCTGGGTGATGTAGGGGGTATTGGAAGTGGTTCCCCAAACCCATCCCGTTGCACCGACGCCGTAATTGAACTCGGTCATGCCCATGGCATTGCAGAATACCGTTGAGACGCGCTTGGTTTTAGGGTCTGCACCTACGCCAGTAGTGAACGAATCTCCAACCCATACGCAGTTTTTACCCTTGTACAGGGAGAGAATGGTCTGCTTATTCATAGCGGCGATTGCAGCGCTCAAATTTTGATGAAGCTCCGCGTCCGCACTTGCACGGGCAGCGGCCTCGTCTGCGATTGCAGCGCTCAAATTTTGATGAAGCTCCGCGTCCGCACTTGCACGGGCAGCGGCCTCGTCTGCGATAGCCGCCTTGTTGGTCTTAATATCTTCGGTGTTCTGCGTGATTCGCCCGCCGAAGCGAAGAACCTCCTCGCGGTACGCTTCGATCTGGGCGTTCCAGTTCCCTGTCTCCAGCCAGTACTTAGTGTTGCTGATATCAATGCCAGTCGGCACGTACTGTGTGGACGTGAACGAGTTGCCTTTGTGAAGCACGATGGTGAGCGGCTCGTATCCGCGCGTATCGTTCCACTCGGGAGGATTTGCGAAAACAGGCACGTAGCGCGCTCCTATGTACTCGCGCACTCCGCTGTAATCGGTAGCAGCGGGAGGTGTCTGGTTGTCTGCCATTACTGTTCCTTTCTATTCGGATTGCTTCTTCTCGAATTCCTCGATATGGTCTAGTCTCTTGGCAATTCCATCGAGAGTAGCGTCAACCTTAGTGAGAGTAATTGTAAGGTCTTTGATAGTGCGGTCATAGAAATAGAACATAGCACCACAGGCGACGATAGGAAAACCCACAGTGCTAATTGCCTGAACAATCTCGTTCACTCCTATTCACCTCCATCGACAATTGGGCGAAGGTTCGCTGTCTGAGTCGGGCTTCCGTGCGGCTTCTCCGAAACCGTCTCGGGAGTCCGGTTAACAGTATATACGGAATCCACGTCCCAACGCAAGATCAGCCGACCGTAGGTGTCCTCGTTGAAGTTCCACCCTGTGTCGAAGATGATGTCTTTCCACGACGGAGGAATATAAGCTACGAAGTAGCCTTCCTGGTTCAACCCGAAGAACACCTGTTTCACCAAATGAGTGAACACATATTCCAGGTTATCGGTAATCCATTGCTCTACTTGGTCTTTGTAGTAGTCATCGAACCCCGATTCAACGAAGTCCTGGAACAAATCCTTAAGTTTGTTGATCTCTTCCGTATTGAGATTGATTCTCTCCAAAAGGGTGTTCCAGACTCCCGTATCCTCGTTGAGTCGGGCCACTACTTTGCAAAGCACCTCGTAGTAAGACAGGGAATCATCATATACCGCGGGAAGTACCGTCTGGCAGAATACGCGCAGAGGGCTGTACCTCTGTAAAAGCGGAATGGACATTCTCACCTCCTAACCGATACCCATGAACAGGTCGGCAAGTTCACGGATTATCATCATATCGATATTCAAGAACGTCTCGCGGTACTTTTGGAGCATATCGGCTCCAGGAATGTCGTAGCCGTAGTCGTGCTTCTCGCGAGTGCCGTCCTCGTTCTTGTCTCGGTCGCCAGTCTCCTTCTTCTTCTCGTCGGCGGTGTTCTTGCCGCTTCCTGTTGATGAAGTAGTCTGGTCTGTGCCAGTAGTCCCATGATCGTAGGTTACAGTAGTCGCATACTCCAAGTTGGATACAGGGTTGCTTCCAGGGCTGTCCAACATACTCATCGGTGTATCCTGGAATACTTCTCGGTCATCGGTAGTTGTATTGCTGTTCAGAGTGCCATTCTCTTTACGCGTCCAATCGTCCGTTTGATCTCGGGTGTTGTCCACCGTCCAATCGTCGGTATTGTCCACCGTCCACTTCTCATCGTGCTTCATATCGCGCGTGGACAGAGGGTCGAACTCAATCAGCTCGGATTTGTACAGTTGATTGTAATAGGGCATGATCTCCCACATCTTCATTCGCATGAAGTAGCGGAACAGCTCCAACGTCTCCAGCCCTATCTCCCGCATGAAGTAGTGTCGGATGATCTTGTTGTTAAGAACCACGCGATGGGACTCGTCGAAGATAGGGTAATCGTCAAGCCCCAGACGATTGTAGATTTTAGGCCAGTTGGACTCCGTGGGCGAAAGTTTCTGATCTTTCAGAAGCTGCTCCACGGGCCAGCGAAGCTGTGTGGTGAACTCGCTCATCTTAGATGCCCAGTACCTTCCTGATCTTGGCGACCATGCCGCCCTCGTCACCCACGGGATATCCCGCTCCCTCGTTGCCAGCCAAGCCGCTCTGCATACCCTCCACGGGAATGGGCTGCGAGCCGTATCCCTCTGCCTTGACGTAGGTACCGCTGCGGAACGTCACGGAAACGTCGAGACCGAACATCTCGTTGATTTTGTCACACGCCTGTTCGCGCGCGTTAAGGCGAGTGAAGCGTGACACTTCCACGTCGCCCATGTTGGACATTACCTCGTCGGAGATGAGACGCTCCTTCTTCTCGGTGTTGACGTTCTCAACACCGATATAGGTAAGGGCCTCATTCCAAATCTGGTGCTTTACGGTCTGCAAGTCCTTCGCAACGAAGGGCACTGTCAAGTCCAGAACTTCCATCTCGAAGTTCTGGGAGTCCTTGTACGTCCACAGCCAAAGGCGGTTCTCCTCGATTTGCTTCATCATGTTCAATGCCGTAAGCTTGTTCTGCTCGTTTCCTCGAAGAATCTTCGGGGCCTTCTGGTTGATGACGTTGATGTCGATTGTACGGTCTAGTTCTGCCAGTCGTTTTGCGTAGAGCATGAGAGAAGGCATCATTGGGACTCGCAGGTAATCGTTAAAGATCAGGACGCTGTCTTCGTCCGTCAGCTCCTTGTTGTACCCATCCGTGGCATAGGCCCTTCGGTCTACAGGGTAGTTGTAGATGTTCCATTCGCCGTTTATCATCGTCGGGAGTACTGCGTAGCCCTCTTCGGAAACGCTTGTCCCAGCCAGCATATCGTCCTTGAAGAACACCACCATGCCGTTTTGAAGAAGCCAGTACTCCATCATTCGCTCGTCCACTCCCTCGGGAAGGTCATGCCACTCGAATACGGAGATGGCATAGTCCATCAATCGGTACAGGTACATCTGGTACGAAGCGTTGTTCATCCAGTTGCGCTCTACATCCTGATGAATGTTCTTGTTGTTGATGACGGACTCGGGAGGTACCCCGCCGTCAGGCATATAGAAACCTGTGTACATCGTACCTCCTAGATGATGCCGTTGCTCGCCGAATAGTTCCCGATGGCCGAAGTATGCCAGAACGTGATTCCGCTGTCAAGGATGGAATTGATCGCGGCCATATCCTCAGACGGAACCGAACCCCTCATACACGCGTTCGAGGTCTTGACATAGTTCCAGGTGGAGCGGGAGTGGAAGTTGGGAACCTTCACCAAATCGACCTGATACCCGTACATTGACATAAACTCATCGGCTATCTGCGCGTACTCGTAGGTTACGGCCACCACGTCCACATTAAAGCCCATCTTGCCCGTGCTGTAGATTCCATTGCCGCTGGCACTTCCCCGCACGGTGTCAGGTTGTCTCATCATCCTGTCCCATTCGCCTACCTGGTTGGCCATACCGTAGGCACCCGCGGCCATTGATAGCCCTCCCACACCCTCCGATGCAGCGGAAACACCCCTTCTGCCAGCGGTGCGCGCAGTTGCAGCCGCCACCTTGTCGGCATTGGCCTGTCCTCCCCTCTTCGCCAGCCAACGTGCACCCGCGCCAAGAGACTTGGCCGCAGTTCCCACTCCCTTTGCTGCTGGTAGCACCATCATGGCCGCATTGATTCCGAAGGTTAGCGCATTGGACAGAGTGTTCTGGCTGGCCCAGTTCTTGTACGCGCTGAACGGCCATGAGCACTGAACCGCGCATGAAAAACTGATTCCCGCATTGTAGTTATGCGCTATTCCCTGGTAATTCTCAGGATAAACGAACACCTCCCCGCTAGGCTCCATTGACCCGTCGTAGCTTATGCCGTGCCCCCCACTGCCGAACATTTCAAACAGGAGATCTGAAGAAGCCCCGTTATTATCACTCAATCGGCAGAAACAGTAGGGATAGCAGTACATCTTATTGTTCTTAGGCGTATAACCGTTCAGAGTAGACGGCCTTGAAACTCCAACGCCCCCGCCGCCAGGTGCCGGGGACGACTGATTGTTAAGCGCTTGCCCTGTATTGGTTATCCCACCGCCGCGAATGAACATTTTGGGCACCATGTATACATTGGCTATCGCATCGCCGGCCCCAGCTTCCTGCATTCGGGCAAAAAACCTGGAAACAACGTTGGTCACTTCTTCTGACAAAAGGTCTGCGGCCCAATACTGGCAACCGTTGTACACACCGCAGTAGATTCCACCGTCAACTCCCTTGCTCGTCGGGTTATTGGGGAACAGCCATGAACCCTCGACTTTCACATCCTCAGCAGACCGTTGGACAATAATGGTCATAGGGCCGAAGTCAACGGCATTGCGGCTCATCGTGTAGTACCTCAGCGGCATATCTGGCTCGGGGTTGGTATGAGCGCCTATGGTATCGTCGGAAACGTGCTCCCTTTCAACGAAGCACTCCGTGCGCGACCAGTCGAACAGCCACGTCTGCATAACGTCAAGCTCCATGACGATCTCAGTCACATTCTCATTAATGTAATTGATTCCAACTACGAAGGCGTAGAACCACTTGCTCCCATAGTTGCGGTTCTGGAACATGCAGTAATTTACGTTGCACACCTTTTCTCGGTTTACCTGAACTTTGACTGAGTTGTTCTGGCGAATATAAGTGTAATCGTTCTCCGTGTACTGCGACAGCATACAGCTTGAGAAGTAGTCGTTCTGCGCACTCTTTGACCCGAACCAGCGAGTGTGCTTGTAGGAATTGTCGAACGGAACATAACCCATTCGGAAGATTCCACTCGGTTGAAAATCTGCCATTTTCTCCTCCATAGAGAAGAGGGCCGCTCATCGACGGCCCTCTAAACGGTTATTGATATATAGGTTTAGGCCTGAACCACGGTGATCTTGGCCGTGCCCTCAGTACCGTTGACGGCAGTGGCCGTTACGGTGATCTCTGAACCCACCGTCTCGTCCTTTCCGACGTGCAGAACGCCGCTCATTGCGTCGATATGCGTTGCCGTGGATGTCTGACCAGTAGCAGACCAGGTGATCTGCTTGTCGTACATACCAGTTCCAGTGACTGCGGCGGTCATCTGCAAGTTCGCGCCCTGGGTGACGTTGGCTTCCGCAGGGGTCACGGCGACAGCGGTGACGGTGCTCGTGTTGCTGGAAACGCAGATCGCGTTCGCGAACGGCGATGCTGAGAAAATGCGCCAGACATGGTAGAAATACTGCCAGTACAGGCCCTGGCCGTTGTAGTTCTGCGTGAACGTGTCGAACACATCGAACACCATCCACCAGTCCTTGTCCACCATGGCCGCGATAACACCGGCCAAAACGGGCTTCTCGGTATCGGTGAACAGCTCGAAGTTCTCATCGTCTCCGAATAGTTCCATCAAGCGCACCTCGTCGTGCTCATCGAAGGAATCAACCTCGATGAGATGACCGAGAAAGTCCGTCTTGTCCATGTTGAAGGCGACCGCCAGCACGTCAACGTCGATGAGCGCGCGATTCGCGGCACTGATGATGACGTACAAGTCCTCGCGCGGAGTATGGGTCATCACACCCGAACGGTTGTACTTGGGGGACATAAAGTCCAACTGGCCCACCAAACCGCGAACGGAGGTCATCACATCCGAAGCAGTGTCCTTGGTCAGGGCTGCTGTTTCCTCATTGTAGAACCCCCCGTTTAGCATCTCGCGGCAGATCATGTACTTCATGGTAACGTACTCGTCGTAGCGCATCCCGGTGTAGAGCGAATCCACGATCTTTGCGATTAGGTCGGTGATGCCGTTCCAGGAGAGGAACGACTGGCGCAACTGGTCATTGGAGATGGTCACCTTGTAGAACTTCTGGAAGTCCATGCTGTGAAACGCCGCGCGAACGTCGGGAATCTCCCGCTTGTATACCTCCTTCTCGGCAGTCGCGGGGTCGAACGAGTGCGGTTTGGCGAGGTTGACGAAAATCTCTTCAACCGTCTCGCCGAACTCCAAGCGGCCCTTCTTGAACACAGACCAGGGGTTGTCCCACATCTTCGACGTGATGATGGTCATGCCGATACGGTTCACCAGAGCGGTGAGATACGCGTTCTGCATCGCTTCGTACTGCATGACGTACTCTCCGATAGCATGAAGAGCTTCGGTGTTGTCGGACACGGAAATACGATTTGCCATATTTATTCCTCCACTTCCTCGACCAGCCCAGCCTTGAGCAGATCGTCCCGCAATGCGGGTGTCTCGTTGATGACCACTTCCAGTACTTCTCGTGGGTCTAGCTTAACCTTGGCGGCGTTGATGACCTCGCTGGTTGGCTTAGTAGGCACCGTATTCCCCTTTCGTTCTAAACAAATCCGCGAACGTGGACGCTCTACCATCCTCGCGCACGTCCCTGTTCTGGTCTTCCTTCATCCGCTGCGGAGAGGTGATGAACGCATCGGCGTATTTGTTGCGCGCATCGCGCCATCCCTTCTCGGCGGTTTCCGCCCGATTGATGAGCGTGTCGCGCTGCTCAATCAGCCCGTCGCGCTCGGTCACGATCCGGTCGTAATCCTCACGCGCCACAACATCGCGCACGTCCGCTCCTTCCTCAGGTTCTTCAACCCATACATAGGCCATGGGCACTCCTTTCTAACTGGCTACGACTTCGCAGTTTACCACACCTTTGATAGCGTGTGCAACGATAGAATACATGCACTCGCCCCACCCGCTGTCGTACACCGTTCTTAAACAATTTGATGGAAGTCCCATCCAGCATATAATGAATGTCCTCCATGTCCTCTACGGTCTCCATGAGTTCTGTCGGGAATAGGGCAACAGGAACTTCTGACCGCCCTTCGTCGCGCCAATGTAGAGACTATCGATCTGGTTAGTCACCGTGTACACCATCTTGCACGGTGCCAGTTGCTTTAGAACTTCCGCGCTGTATTCTGCTATGTTGACTGCGTAAGGGTGCCGTCCGCGTACTTTATCGAGGTGTTTCCCTGCTCGTCTATCTCCACTATGCAACTTGTCGGTTCTGCCATTTGATTTCCTTTCTCTAGAATGCCAACTCCGTGAAGCACTGCGATGCCGCTATGAGCGTCATAGCGCACACCACTATAGCTCCTGTTATCCAGTCTTTCTCTTCCAACATCAGCTCCTTATCTCCTTTGTCCCCTCGTACAGCACCACGCCGCCTGGAACCTTCCTCGCCGTCAAGTTGCCCTCGTACACAGCGCCGAACTCGAAGTTCTCCAACGTCACGTTCTCGTGGCAACGGGCGGGAAGCCCCGCGACGTGGACGGTGAGTTCGTCAGCCCCCACCTCGTGCTCTACATAGGTCTTGGCACGGAGAAACTTTCCATGGTCGAAAGTCGATTCGTGCTTCCACGCTCCCAGGCGAACAGCGTCCACGTCCAGGCAAACGGGGATATCCGTTCCTACCAGATGAAGCGAGTCGGTGTCTGCGTAGATGAACCTGTCGTATACCGACTGCGCGGAGGTGATCGTCTTGTACCTGGCGTAAGAGGTTATGAAAACACCGCAGGGCAGGTAAACGCCATCCCTCTGCTCTGGCTCCAAATCCACGTAATGGACTACACCATCAACCAACACAGGTTTGCGCGATTTTACCGTAGTCCGTGTTGCAAATTTGCCGTACAAGCTGTTCAGCATCAGTTTCGCCAATGAACGAAGCCCACCATTCCCCGATATAGTCGCCTGGTTCTTTATATCCACCCACTTGCATACGTAATCCTGGAACATATGGGGTGATGCGTGGAACATGTACCCTCCGATGAACTCCACATCCCAGACATGGTACTGCTTGTTCATGAGTTCCCAATCGACATTGGTGACAGTGATGCACACACGCCCTTGAGAGTCCTCCACGTACTCCGTCTGCTTGAACATCATGTTTCCCTTCAACTGCAAACATGGAATATGCTCCTTCCTTCCCTTGAAGCTGCAAAGCACACAGGCTATCCACAGCGGGTGCCGTTCCGTCGGCTGCGGAACACCGTCGAACCATACAGGTTTTCCATAAGGCAGGAACTGCCCGTCACAAGCCGCCATTACGGAGGGGTACAGGCTGTTCACGTCGAACACTATTCCCTCTCCCACGTCCCTGCCCTGGAACTTGGGGTTCACGTAGGTGAACCCTCCCCGATAGGCCTTGCGGATGAACGCATCCTCTTCCTCCGACAGCAGGGGAAAGACGTTTCTGAACTTCCTGTGACCGCCCAATCTTCTCTTGTAATCGAAGAGTGCATTGCTTCCAGCCGTCATCTTGGTAAGCTTCTGCTCGAAGAACGTCCGCAGAGACTTGGCGACGATGGCAACATCATTAACCAGGTAGGCCCTCTCATCGTCGGTGATCTCGTGGCCTGGCTCTCGGTACTCATCGTAATCTATGCTTCCCTTCCTGATTTCCAAGCCATAGGCTTTTGCCATTGCTTCTACCGACAACGGTATAATTTTCAGGGAATCTTGAATAGTCACGTAGCGCGTCTTGGTAAAGTACAGGGTTATCTGGTAAACCTGGTTCATGTCGCTTATCAGTGTTGTGAACGTCCTGTCCGTTGCCTTCTGCTTCGAGTCCACCCAAAGCCACCCGCTCTTGAGCAGATGGTCTATTATGAACACACCATCGAACCCGAGATTATGAAAGTACCCCTTGCAGTTCGCCGCACATTCCAGCCATTCTATGAACCCTTCTATGCTGTTCCCGTCTGTAATGTATCTGTCATCGTCTATGGAGTAGATTCCGTAAGCCCATACCCTGCAATCTTCGGGGTCTGTCGTGGTCTCGAAGTCGAAGGTGTACGATCTCATTCAAGATACTTCTCTTCCATCAGATTCCAAAAATCAATTACCTGCTGCCTACGGCCCTTGTACTCCTGACCCCTGATCGTGTAGTTCTGGAAAGAAGTCATATTGGCCGACCCTTGCTCGTACACGAAGTTTAGGGTTGTCACATCGTCGTACATGGGGTTCTCGAAAATCTCCCTCAGTACCATGGGGTTCTCGTCAACGAGACGTTCCAATATGCGGGCCACATCCAACAGCTCCCCGTCATTTCCGAACAGGTCTTGCAGGGTATCGGAATAGCGGGTGGCATAGGACGCATCACTTTCCTCGTACCGCCCGAACTTCCCAAGCCTGTCCAAGGGGTTCTCGAAGTCCTCGTTATACGATACGGGGAGTATGTTCTTGCCAGCGGCCTTCATCGCCAGATCGTAGAGGGGCGAGGTGTCCGTAGTGGTGTCGAAAAGACCAGAAGGGTAAAGCTCTTCAACGACCTTCTTCCTCTTCCTGTTCTCAGCGCGAACCCAACGCTTGCGCTCCTGCACGAAGTACTCTGGAACCACCTCGCCAGTCTCCAACGCATGGGGTTTGGTAGACCCTGGCCGCTTGACCTCGTTGAACCGCTGCCATTGCCTTATCATCTTGTTTAGATCGTCAGCTGTCCTGACAGGTGAGTCCAATTCGCGATCTTTGGAAGAGCGGATGATCTCCGCTGCGGACACTGTGGGAGGTTGTCCATCGTACCCGTATCTCTTCCAAGCCCTTCTCAACCTTCGGTTGTAGTTTCGGGCTTCTCGCTTGACTCTCTCAAGTTGGCTTGCAGTCCACTTAATGTAAGGCTTTCTCGGTCTCGCCATTTCAAACCCCGTATCTCATCGACGACGTAGAACCCTCGCGTCTCCACCTGGCAGTAAAGCTGGAACACGGCGATCTGCGACACGTCCACCTCGAACTTGAATCGCTTGCTCATGGAATCGTTCAGCCATGGTATGCGAACTTGCAGCTTGCTGTCAAACGACTCCTTGTGCTTAACGGAGGAGAAGTGGAAGGTGTACTTGCCCCACTGGCTCTTGAACGGGGTGCAGGCGAGGTTGTAGCACACGCCGAAGGGAGTCAACTTAGATTCCCGCATCTTCAAACAACTCCAATCCCCGGAAAACCTCATCTTCCATCTTGTCCTTGACTTCTCCATCGGGAAGCAAGTCCATAAGTTCCTTGGCCCTGCGCTTGCGCTCTGAAAGCATCTCCTTTCCAGCCTGGTACTCTGCTTTCTGCTCGACGGCGATTAGCGCCCTGCTATATCCTGCGCGGAAGTACGATGAGCACACCATGAATATTTTCATGTCCCCAACAATGTTTCCAGCTACTTCTCTAGCTTCCTGATCGTTCAGCCCCCAGTCCCTTGCGGCAGCATAGATATCAAATGAGCGCATGATTGAGGGATTGTCCCTCAACGCCTTGATAATCTTCCTTAATCTTGCTTTTTTCACAATTTCCTCACTTTCTCACAAACCAGGAAATGGGAGGGCCTAGGCCCTCCCGATCATCTGCTACTCGGCAACGTCCAGCGTGAGCATGGAGCCGTTCTTTACGGTGACCTGCTTCACCGTGAACTCGATAGGCTCGTCCCAGGTAGGCTCGCCGAAAATCTGAATGGCCTTCTTCACGGCGTTGAAGATGCCCATGGAAACGGCTTGGTAGGCCTTCCCCTTGTCATCGATGAGAACGACGCGCGGAGCGCGCTCCATTTCTCCCGTCTCTTCGTTGACCAGCTCGATAGCTTCGACGAGAACGTCCTTCACCTTGATGTTCTTGTTGATGAAGTCTCCCACCTTGTGGTCGGGGTTGTTGCTGGCGTTGTACAACTGCGCCTTGGTCTTTCGGTCGCCGCCCTTGATAGAGCAGTAGGTGCTCGTGCTCTGCTCGGAAAGCTCGGCCGATACGTCCAGGGTCATCATCGCGTTCTCCATTGCGAGAACTCCTTTCTTTCAGTGGGTCGCGCCCGTTGACGCGATTAATTGCCCACGTGGGAGGGTTCAGAGTTGACGGTGAGCCCTCGCCGTGGGCAATCGCCTAACTGATTAGCTCGTCAGCTTCCGCTTCGTGAGCATCCTTGACGGACACGACCTGGGCTTGGGAGAGGAACTTGTCCAAGTCCATCCCGTAGGTGGTGACGGTCTTGGCCGCGATCTCAATCTCGACACCCTTCGGCAGCGTCTTCCCCGTCGCGTCGGCGATGGCCTTTCGAGCCATGGTCTTGTCGCAACGGGTGCCCTCGACCTCGGCAGTGCCGATTTTCTCTAGCTTCGGCACTCCGTGATCGGCGTACAACTTGTAGGCGGTCACTTCAAACTTCGTGATGGAACGGGTAATCATCATGATTCTTTCCTTTCGTTGCTCGTCCCTATGGGACTAATTTTACCATGCCAGGGAGGGCCGGTTATCCCGGCCCTCATATTCTCTCTTGTTTCACAAAACCTTCATACCAACGGCAAACCCCTAGAAGTCGATCATCCGGCGAACAGGGCAGTGGCGACGGGCGTAATCCCGGTAGCCCGATCTGAACACCCACGTATGCCCCTCCAGGCCGCTTTCTGCTTTGATCTTGACGAACTTGCGCCCGTGGAAAAAGCGGTCGCGTCTGGCCCTTCTCATACCCTCGTC